AGAATGAAAATTTAATAGCTATAAATAATGAAAATAAAATAGTAATAAATACTCCTATGATAGATTGTAACGGATATGCCGGTACAATGCAATTTGATAAAATAGATAAAAAATTCTATGATCAATTAATGGATTATTGGGATGATTTATATATGGATGAAACTATAGAGGAGGAATAGAATTATGAATCTAGAAGAATCAACAAGATTAGCTTTAGCAGGAAAATTATTAGAAAGCACTGTATATCAAGAAGGACAACCTTTTCAACCAGATAAAAGAGATTTATTAAAAATGAAAGAATATAAAGATAAAGGTTCAAATCCTTCAGCTATGGCTAATACTGTAAAAGATATAAATAAAGCTTTAAGTAGATATTTTATAGCCTGTGTTATGAATTGGAAATCAGCTAAAAATGCTTTCCATGAAAGAATTTTATATTTAGCAGGATGGAATGAGTTTGATAAATACAGAAAAATAATGGAAGATTTAGAATCACAGGCAAGTAATTATGAAATTTCAGACGAATTTAAAGCTAATACAGGAACAACAGAATTTCCAATAGATGAGAAATCTGAGAATTATTTAAGAATTAGGTATTCTAAATTATATAAAGTATTGAAACAAAATAATCTAGAATATAAAGTTACCCGTCGTGATCCTACTCAAAGAGAAATGGAAACAGATGATATTAATGGTTGTCATTGGGTAATTGCTTGTACTTTAACAGTTAAGCTACCTGATGGAGAAGTGAAAGATATTTATTTATGTAATGATACAAATGAAAGTGGAGGAAGCTATAGTGTATCTTCTTCTACATTAAATGTATGGGAAGTTAATCAGCAACAATTAGCCGATGCTTTTCAAAAATTAATCGATGAACACTTTAATAAAGTAGAAGAAAGTAAGCTCAGTAATCAAATTATAGATAATCAAGATAATGCAGATATAATGGAGCAAGGAGATATACCTAATAGTAAAAAGAGATTACCTAGAAAAGAATTAGCTTTATCAGCCGGTAAAAAATTTAAAACACCTAAAGGAAATGAATTAAGAATATCTGTTTTAACATTAGATACAAACACTACAAGTAAAAAAGCTTCTTTATATATTAGTTGTTATATAGGAGATAAAAATTATCAATGTCATTCGATAGAAGAATTTTGTGATATTTATTTAAATAATTAGTTATAATAAAGGTATTATATAATACCTTTATTTTTTATTTATAAACATAGTTCCATTATTTTAAAAATGTTATATAATACATAATAGAAAGAGGTAGATAAAATGATAACAATTGAATTTGGAGCTGCTGAAAATCAAACATTAGATCCAAATAGTTTATATATAAAAATGTTTGGAAATGATTTTAAACAAAGTTTAGAAAGAATAAAAGGATTTTGGAATAGAAAGTATTTAAAAGATAGTAGAGAATGGGAAGTTCCTTATAGTTGTTTTGAAGAAATAAAAGAGTTATTTTCTGATGCAGAAATTAAATATTTAAATAATCCTCCTAAAGCTAAGTTTGTTACAAATAGTGATATAACAACTGGCATGGATTTTAATGGATATAATTTATATGATTATCAACTGGAAGGAGTTAAATATGGTTTAAATCATTTTAATTTCCTATTACTTGATGAACAAGGTCTTGGTAAAACTTTACAACTTATAACCCTTGCAAGATATAAAAAAGAACATCAAGGACTTAAACATTGTTTAATAATTTGTGGAATTAACTCATTAAAATGGAATTGGCAGAGAGAGGTAGAGAAATTCTGTAAAACAGAAAAAGCTATTGTTTTAGGTACTAAAATAAATTCAAAAGGAAAAGTAGTACCTATAACCGTAGAAGAAACAAAAGAACAGATTGATAGTTGTCCTGAAGAATTCTTTTGGATTATAAATATTGAAAGAATAAGACTAAATAGTGATGATAAGAAAACAAAAGATGGGATTGTACATCATTTAAATAATCAAATAATGAAAAAGAATCTAGGTATGATAGCGATTGATGAAATTCATAAATCTAAAAATATACAATCTTCTCAAAGTCAAGGAATATTAGCTTTAGATACTTCAGCTAGTAAAGTAGGTATGACAGGTACTTTACTTGTAAATAATCCATATGATTTATATTGCCCAATGTCCTTTATAGGACTTATTAATTATAATAAATGGACTTTTGAAAGAAAGTATGTAATTAAAGATGATTGGGGTCAAGTATTAGGTTATCAAAATATGGATGATCTACATGAAATTTTATATAAAAGCTCTATAAGGAGAACTAAAGATTTATTAGATTTACCTGAAAAAATATATAAACAAGAATGGTTAGAATTAAATAAAGATGAGCAAGATGTATTTGATCAAGTTATAGGTAAAAAAGATTTTAAATTAGATAAGATACTTCCTCCGGAGGAAACTGTAGCAATAATAACAAGAATGAGACAAGCAACAGTTGCAGCTGAATTATTAATAAGTAAACAAATAACAAGTACTAAATTTGAGAGATTAAATGATATATTAGAAGAAGCAAAAGTCAATAATCAAAAAGTATTAGTATTTTGTCCTTTTACTCAAGCTTTAGAATTAGGTTTAGAATATTGTAAAGAATACAAACCTAGATTAGTTAAAGGAGGTATGGGAGATAAAATACAGCAAGTAGTAGATGAGCATGAAAATCAAGAAGGATTTTCAGTATTATTTGCTCAAGAAGCTACGTTAGGTGTAGGTTATACTTTAACTAATACAAGTATAGTTGTATTTTTAAGTCCTCCTTGGTCAAGAGCTACGTATGATCAATGTGTAGATAGAACACATAGAATAGGCCAAAAAAGAACTGTGCAAGTTATAGATTTACTTGCTAAAGATACATATGATGAATTAGTATTTAAAAAGTTACATGGTAAAGGTGCTATGTCTGACGCTTTAATAGATGGAAAGGAAATAGATGCATTAAAACAATACTTTGCAGATATGAATATATCATTTAAAAGCAAATCTTTAGAAGAAGAAAAAGAGAGGAATATTTTTACATTATTGGATGGTATTAATTAGAGTAAAATATTATTAGAAATTTAATAGGAGGTAATAGATAATGTACAATCTAGAAGAAGAGATATTTAACAGTAAAGTTAAATTACAAGATATTTATGATGATATTTATGAAGATTGTGATTCTGCTCTAGCTGATGATTTTTATAAAGGTCTTGAAAATAAAATAGATGAAAATAATTTTGTAGATTTAGCTGATGCTGAAGTACAGCTATATATCAGAGATTATTTAGAATCTCATGAAAAAGATTATCAATATGATCTCTTAAAAAGTGCTTTAGGAAAATATTATGATCCTCAATATGATATAGTAGATGATGATATTGAAGAATCATATGAAGTATTAGAAGAAGAGGTAGAAGAAGATCACACCTTTGAAGAAATAATTGATAGAATGGAATTTGCTGAAATATATGAAGATTTATATAATGCAGCTATGTGTATAGTAAATCCAAAATTACAAACTAGAGTAACAAAAGCTATTCAACAATGTGAAGAAGATGGAGACGATGTAGAAGAAGCTTATTCTATTGTAACTTCTGATATATTAGATATGTATAGAAATGATAAAAATGTAGAATTTTTACAAGAAGCTAAATTACAAGAAGCTAAAGATATTAAAACTATATTAAAAGAATTAGATGTTTCATCTTTTGAAGAATTGAATGAAAAGATAGAAGACCTTTATAATGAAGGTGAAATTGATGAAGAATATGATGATTTTATAGATATATCTTCAGAACAAGAAGAAAAATGTACTGATTATATAAATCGTAGATCTAAAGTTACTAATACTGATTGGAAAGATGAATTAGGTATAGAAGAAGATTATGTTAAAACAGCTATAGAAGAAATGATTAAATCTTTATCTTTAGAAGAAAATAAAAAACTAGAAAGTGAAGAACCAAATACTCATTCTTTATTATCTAAAGTTTTTGCTAATTATCCAGATATATCAGATGAAGATGAAGATTATTTAAGTGGATTAAGTTATGATGAATTAGTTAATGAATTAAAAACTAGAGGATGGGATGATTTATTAGAAGAATCTAAAATAGAAGAAGCTGAAGAAAATCCTCAAGAATTTGACTATAGATTACTTTCAAGATTAAAATCAGATTGTGATTATTATTTAGGTAATGGTAATAGAAATGCTGAACATTGTCTTTGGGCTAAGAATGA